ACAAGACGTATGTCTTATGAACTCACTACTCTCTTCCATCAATGCCTTCCTCGATGACATCTGCCATCATTCTAAGTTGCTGTACAAAGTATGTAAGAAACTGATCATCATACTTTTCAGTATCCTCTAACATGATGTAAGCCATCACATCATAGGGTACTTTCTTCTTGAACTCAACGTCATCAAGATAGATAGATACACTCAGTCCTGTCTTAGTAAACTCAGCGTTCATATCAATGTCAGTGACTAGTTCTTCTTTTACGTCAATGATGCTCATCTTCTAAATCCTCTTCTGCTACATGCCAACCTTTGTCGTCACTCCAAGTAGCTGGATATAAGACACCATCTATTTCAATTACTGGTACTTTTATTTCATCCATCTAACCATTCCTCTGGTATAGTTGCTTCAGCCCAGACAAACCCATGAAGGTTTGCCCACTCAGCACAAGTCATCTTAGTCCCATCCTTACGTTTCTTTGCACCCTGTATGGTTGCGTTAGCGTTCTGAAACACAAAGCGAATATCCAAGTCTGGATACTGTGCCTTTACTGCTTTCATCTTACGCTGTGCATCCTGCCTGAAGTACCCCTTCAACTCTACATACATAGCGTTGACTTGGTGTTCAGTCCCTAGCTTTAGGTCAGGTACATAGTGACGCTCCACATAGTAAGCCAGTTTATCTGGTTCATAGATATGTGGAACGCCACGCTGGTTTAGGTCAGAGATGACTCGTTCCTCAAAAGTCCCCTTCGGCATCGGCATCTACCTGATTGTCGTCAAACATATCTGACGCATCATCCTTGGCTACAGCCTCAGCAACAAAGCCATCCTCTTCATCAAACATATCCTTACCGTTTGCGTACTCAACCAAGTCAATAATCTGTACACCCTTCATGCGTAGGGAAGTACTCACTTGCTTGGTGGCTGGCATCATGTAGGGTGAGATGTCAAAGGCTACCTTAACAGTAGACCCATTACCAATGAGGACACCAGTGACAGGGTTACGCTTGCTGTCTAACACGACAGGCTTTGGTGCTACATACACAGTACCATCACGTGACCTACCCTTGGCGTTCTTCTTTACCTTGAAGACAATGTTACCAGTCTCGTTACCATCGTTGTCAACCTCAGGCTGATATGGTTTGCGGATGGACAGGCTTGCCTTTAACTTAGGGTTAGCCTTGACGTGCTTGTTGAACTCTGCCTCGCAGATGTTATCAAGCTGTTCACATACGCTTGCCGCCTCATCCTCAGGGATTACGACATCAATAGAATAGACACCATCAGGATTAAACTTTGTCTCTGGGTCAAACACTTTTGCCCACATCGCTTTACCTTTGATGACTAAGTTTTGCATTTTGTTTTCCATTCAATACTCCAATCGTTTTGTTGAAATGGCTAGAGGGTAACTTTAGAAACTTAGGCGAAGAAGTAGTCTGACTCCAGTACTCTTCGTAAGTCTAAAGCTCCACTAGTCGGTGGATGTGGTAGGTCACTCGTACCTAACACCTTGGTTGCATGATTACGCAAGTCGTTAAGAACGTCATGCTCCTCATACATATTAACAAACTCCTCTCTTAGTACCTCAGACAGCAGAGGCATCATGGTACTGTGTGTACCGTAGCTATCGTGAACCATTGCATAGTCCTTGATACCATAGGTAGAAGCCTTGTTAATTGTCTTGGTCATGGCGGCAGCATCTAGACTGTGAATAAAGTTAGGGCTACTACCAAGTCCTGTTCTTCTCTTGTTTACACTATTTTCTTTGTCTTGTAAATAGGTAACTGTAAGTATCTCACCATTGAGATGAGTTTTAATTCTCTTCTTGTCTGTCTGGTTGTACTGTTGTAGTACTAGCCAGCCTGTTGGTGTGATCCATTCCATGTACTTGTTATGTTCTGAGTAGGCCTCACCTATCTCTTTAACATAGTCCATCACCCTTGAGGCGGCTTGGATAACATCAGAGATAGAGTCCCACACAAACTTAGCAAGGTATGCACTAGCCTCAAAGCAGTCATCACCAAAGATGTTCTCTTCTCCATCCTCAATGCGTTCCTTTATTGCATCCTGAATGTACTGTCTACAGGCATGGCGTGTACCAGAGTAGGGTACAATCATGACTGGTCTCTTGGTTAGCTTGCGGTCTATACCAAAGGCAAGACACTTCCTTGCTAGTTCAGTATCATCCTGCTTCAGTTTGTCCACAGTCTCATCAGCTACCTGTTGATAGATATCCTGAGGACTATCGGTTGGTACAAGGTTAGTGGCATACCCACCACGCTCGTCCCTGAGGATGGCTGACAGGTGTTGTAGTCCGTTACAGCTACCATCTACAGCGACAGGTAGCGTGGACTCATAGCCCCATCCCTGCTTGTTCAGTGCGGCAAACTCAAAGCACCACGCAAGAAACTGAAATGGTTTGTCTGCCTCAGTCCAGAGTGTGTAGTCGTAAGGGTTGGCTACAATCCTGTTGACCTCATCAACAAAGTTCCAAGCCCATGTCTCACGCTCATTCAGGGTTATCTTGTCGTTGCCGTACAGGTTAGCACCATGAATACACAACCACCTAGCATCATCCCAGTTCTTGATGGGCATACTGTAGGTAAATCTCATCAGAGACTTAGACCAGTCAGCCCCCTGTGGTGACATGAAGGTACTGCTTGCATACTTGCGTGAGCGAAAGTCATTCTGCCACACATAGAAGAACTCCTCATACTGGTTGTAGTCCTTGGCTACCTGTAGTGTACGCTCAACCTGTACACGCTTGCTGATTGTCCTGTTGTTGAATGAGTATATCTCATTGCGTCTGCGTGACCAGATGCGGAAGGCATCCCTCTCATCCTCTGACATATCCTTAGGGTCTTTGTCAAAGGGATACTCAGGCAGTGGCAAGTCCTCTCGTGCTGGCAGTCCAGCCCATGACTGTCCACCCTCCCAGAGATTAAGCATAACCTCTAGCAGTTGCTGATTGATTGACCATGATGTACCCTGCAAGGCATTGAGACAGGCATACTCTTGTGATAGGTCTTGATTAGATAACCTTCTCAGGTGGTATTTCAAACTCATTTGCGCCTCACTATAGGTAACTCATCAATAATCTTACCATGATACCCACCACCAGTTACGCCTGTCCATTCCTTTGGCGTGATAATACATGGTGCGTACATGGGCTTTGCTGTCTCAGCTAATTCATTAAAAGCCTTTATCCATTCCTCTGTTCCTTCTGTTGCTACTACATGATTGACTGTCTTTGTACTCTTTACAGTCTGCTTAGACAGCCTGACAATACCTGTTGTTCTAATGATGACATCAATCATCCTAAGTCCGACATGGATACGCTCAGTCTTGTCCCATTCGGTATGCTTGTAGCCATCCTTGTTCATCTTGTGGGTTAAGCCATAGCGTCTGGCTGTCATACCCTTCTTCATTGCTAGTTTGATAGTGTTGTGTGCTATATCTCCCTCATCTGATATCCATCTGTCTAGTCTGTCCTGTATTTCTATGTTAGCACCAATGGTTCTAGCCACATGAAGCAGTACAGTCTTGCGTGAGAGGCTATCGACTAGGGATATACAGGCAATATACGCTACCTGATCTGCATCCATGTCCTTAATCAGTCCATGAGTTATGTCACGGTTAGAATTAGGATGCTCTTGTATCTCCCTCACGCCCTCACTGACGGCATCTATGATGCGAGATAGTATAACCCTACCATGCTTTGTTTGTCCCTCTCTGTTGCCCACTACAGCCGCATCTAAAGCCCTTCTAAATCGGTGGACACCACCAGTCATCATCTCTGCTTCTAGTTCAAGCTGATTTTCTAAAGTTACACTCATAGAGAGACCCCCCTTTTACATATACTTAAGAAGTAACCCAACAGAGGGCAACACAAGCATTAATACAAAGCCTATCATCTGTAGTGATACAGCATTATCAAGGTCTGTTAGTGTTCCAATAAGACAGGCACACAGCATAAAGATAATAGGTATCCATATAAACAAATCCATTAGTCTTCTCCATAGGTAAATACTTGTTCTAGTTCTTCTCTTGTGTAGTAGGATAGATAGGTTAGTGGTTCTTCTGACCACTGAGTGTTACAACCAGAGCAGTACCACTCAACCTTATCATCTACTGCATACAATGCTTCTGCTTCACCGTCATTACAGTGACGACAGACTGCTGTCCCCATACTCATGCTCTGTTCCCCTCTCTTGTCCTCATAATCTTACCATCCATAAAGCCTGACTTGTACTTCACATGGTACTGTGGTTGCTTGTCCTTGTTGTATTCATTCTGGTAGTCCCCAGTGTGATACCCTGCATAGTAACCCATCACATAGGCATCATCATACTCATTCCTAGTCATCGCTTAGTCCTTCCTTTACTGCCTTCTCAAGTAGTGCTGTTAGTCCTTCATTAATCAATGCTTGCTTTGCATCATCACTAACATCAAAGGTAATTGTAGCACTACCATCCTCATGTTCTACTACTTCAGTCACTACTATCATCATTACAATTCTCCATACTAAAGTAAATATACTTGTTGTCTACTGCTATGTTAGGGACATCAGGTCTAATCTCTCGCTTACCTACATAACAGAAACTGTAGCCTTGTTCTTGTTTGTCTTCTACATCCTTAAAGAATGTAGCATTATCATAACTGAATAAGGCTAGTGTTGCAAGCAATGTTTCAATCATAGTTCTAGTTCCTGTCTGTCAATACACTCTGATCCTGTTGCGGCATACCCTGCTAAGTCAATCCAACTATCCTGATGGTCAGGTGTCTCAACCAGACGAGCCAACTTTACCGCCGCCATCGCCATAACTACCTGATGTGGCTTCACATCAATACCTAATATCACTGTCCACATTTCAGCAATTCTTTTGTGGTTGATATACGCATCACCATAGTCACTACCTCGATTGGTTACAGTTGCTAGTGCTGTTTCTAATAGTTGTTGCTTCTTCATTACCTACCTCCACTATGTAATCCTAGTTCCTTCCTTCTAACTTCTGGATTAAAAAACTCTCTGTACTCCATGCGAGGCATATCAGCCCTGCCGCAAGGCTTGCCAAAGACTGCCTCGTATTCTTCTTCTAGCATCCTATCGGATACTCTTGCTGTGTGTCCGTTTAGTGCGTCCCTCTGTTTAGCATACAGGTCAGCCTTAACAGACCATGTTTTATACTCTGTGCTGTTACCGTTCCAGTCATGCTCTTGTGCTATCTGCTCACACATCTCAACACACTGTGCATATGAACGCTGATACTTGTCACTTGGTTTCATCAGTCTGTTCCTCCTCATCTATGCTAAAGCATACTACAACATAACCCTCATCCTCATCAGATATAAACCAGTCATCCCGACTAGGTAATAACCTTTCTAATGCTTGTAGTAATTCATATCTAGTCATTGTCCTGTCCCTTCTGCTTGTACCTGTGAAGCCTTAGCGTTAGCCATTCTATCACAGTCATTTCCCTTTCGTCAACAGGTAAGTCTTCTAGCAGTACCTGTAAGACCTTTTGGTGTAGTAAGTCTGCGCTACTCAGCATCATTGTCCACCACTAACTTGATAGCCTTGTCAAAGTCTAGTCCTGTGTCTTCTTCTGGTTCAAACACTATCTCTAGTTCCTCATCATCTTCAAAGAAGAATGTTAGCGTCATGTCCATGCCGTCATCATTGTCTAGCTGATAGTCCACTGGGCATATGTCTAGCCATTCCCAAAAGTCCATGCGCTTGCTCATTGTCTTGCATCCTCTATTGCTAGTATTACCATTGCTGTGAATAGACCTATTACAATACCTGTCCACAGTGTAAATATTATCAGTGTCATTGTGTCCATGTTAGTCCCCTAGTTAATGTTGTGTAGTCTGCGCCATGCAACCCATGTGATAGCTTGCATTTCAAAAGCCTTCAATGCTCTACCATTGACCCTTGCCTTCTTTCCTGCTTCTACATATTCTTGTTGTAGTGTTGCGTATTCCTTCTTACCTATACTGATAGAGCCTGTCAAGCCTACCCTTTCAGCATACGCTATGTTTCTGGCATGACCGTCAATGGTACACGTATCATAGCCTATGATGTTCTGAAAGAAACTGATAATCTTCTGACCGTTTAAGATACTGACAATCTGATCATCACCTTCTGGCATTGCTTCTAGAATAGACCAAGCCTTT